CACAAGCTGCTCGGCGGCGCTTTCCAGCCACTCACGCTGGTCGTCTGACTCGCTCACCGCCGGAGGCAGCTGCGCGTCGTAGTTGAACTGACAAATCTTCAGTGCTGCGTTCATGGTCGCCTCCTAGAGTGGGCGGGGTGGTTAGTCGGTGTAAGCGACGTACTTGAATTTGCCGCCGCCGAAGTACTCGAAACGGCCGCCGAATGTGCCAACCACCTCCTTCTCCACTTCGGCGCGAGTCATGTGCTCGGGATAGACGCCTTCTTTGATCATGGTGAAGTGCGTGTGCGGGATGTACCGCCAGTCAACACGGGTCGGATCGAGAGGTCGCGGCGGAACCGGCTTCCAGACCTCGCCTTTGTACGGCTCTGGCGTCGGAACCTATTCGTCAGCCTCATCCCATTCGCAGGTGTCGCAGAACTGGCGGGGCGCAGTGCAGGCGCTGCATGGCGCGTTAAGGTGGCAGCTGCAGTTCTCTGCCCTGCGCATCTGGATGACGCCTTCGCAGCCTTCGCGATTGCAGGTATCGCCTTCGCAGAATCCGAAATCGCTCATGGCGACCTCCAGTGTTTGGGGTTAGGCGGTGGCTGGCACGGCTTCGCGGAAACGAGACGGGCTCCAGTCGCAAGACTCATCAGTGGGGATGTGGTCGAACATCAGCGTGCAGCGGCGGCAGTGCACGCAGTCGCCGCAGGTTTTGCCCTCGGGCAGATTCATCTGATCAGCGTTGTCCGCCGACCGTGGATATGGCGCTCGTTGCTCAGTCATGAATTTCTCCATCCGGTTGATCCGCACCCACTCGAAAGCACTCAGCTACCTGCCTATTGCCGTTGGGCGCAGGGGTGAGTGCTTGCGGGTGAGGTTGGAGGGGGGGGGTGCCCAGGCCCGCTACTGGCGACGGCCTGGGTGTGCAGCATCAGCAATGTCCGATGTGTTCAGGTTGGGCCTACCGTTTCCGGTTGATGCGCGGTGACATCTTCGGCCCTACTGTCCGCTGCCTGTTAGGGTGTTGGGCGCAGCCTTCAGGCTTACTGCGCCACGCAGGTGAATCGCTCATCTACTTCATGACGCAACCTCCTATCGCTCGCTCACTGGGCAGGCAGTGGCCACCTATCGAATTGGGTGCCGGTCTTTCCCGGCTGTCACACCGTATTACTCAAGGTGTTAGGAGGCGGTTTCCAGACGTTATAGGTACGTTCCCAAACCACAAAAGGACCACCTTTCGTTTTGGCTTTCGCCGAATCCGTGCCGCTTACGTCTACGGCGCCGAGTTCCACGGCCGTCTCCAGTTCCTCCTGGCTTAAGTGCACCCTCGGTCAGGCGATTTGATGCAGGTGGGCGGTTATATGCCGCGATTTCGTCCGCATCGGGGTGTGATCTGGCAGGAGCCAATCTCTGCATCGACCCGAGTTCATTCCTCCGGGCCTCGCTGGATGGAAGCTGTGCTGCTTGGCGGCAGGATTCAGATCACACTCCGATGCGCTCTCATAGAGAGGATCGGGCCGCTTAACGTCCGGCTGACGTGGCGCTGGTTGTCAGATGGTGGCTGCAATCTTGAGCGAAGCTGCACAGGATGTGATCGCGTCCCTTGCTGCCTGCTCGATGTTCTTGGCAATCACCTTGTTCACGTCGTTGATTGCGTTCTTGGCGCTCTTTTCGAGAGTGTCCTTGATGTACAGCTTCATCAGGACGGTGAGGCGAGGGCCTGATTCGCGCCAGTTGTAGGTATCGCGAGACTCTTCTTTTGACTGGCCGTTGTAGTCGACCTTCTCGCTCATATAAACCTCGGCGCGGCTGGCGATGTACTCCTTGAAAGTCATCGGCTCACCCTTCGGCTCGCCGTATGTGTTGGTTTTCATCATGTTTGCGGCTTCGATCATCTCGCCAACACGCGGCAGGACATGCTCGGCGGCTAGTGCGGAGATCTTGGCGTCTACAGCTTCCTGCACGCGCTTTTCAACTTGCTGCTTGAACTTGGAGGCGTAGGACGATTCATCGCCGTCCTCGTCGTATCCGGTGGAGTAGAGCAGCGCATGTACCGCTTGATCGACAATGCGGTCAGCAAGGTCGGTGGCGCTAACGCCGAGTGCTTCCAGTGTTTTGATGTCCATCGTCTCGCTCCGCTGTTCGGTTGTTTTCCCAATGCACCCGGGTAACCAGGTGCATCAGTGAAATGTTCCGTTTCTCCACCACGCTGATCGCCCGATTCATATCTCTAACCTGCGTCACACATTTCGTGCTCGGTGTTCTTCGCAGATCGGCTTGCGTGGTTTCGCGTACTCACATCTGGTGAGCACGGCCAGTTCCAGAGCTGGCATGGAGATCGAATTTGTTGCTCGCGTTGTGCCCGTTGCCGGGGATCGATCTGCGAGGTTCCTGAGCTGTTAAAGAGCGCAGACCCTTTCGAGGCCCTTCGCAGTGGCTGTGTGTCGCTGCGATGGGTGAAATATGTACCATTGGTTCATATCGGTCAAGTACCAAAAGTACATATTTTTACGATAGGCATGAAAAAGCCCGCTCAATGGCGGGCTACTGGACAGCAGGTAAAGATTTAGTCCGGGTCTGAGTTCCATAAAAACGGATATTTCTTAGCTTCGCGCTGTGCTTTAAGCATATCAGCTAGCGCTTTCCTGCTCGATTTGGCTTGCCCTGGGTATCTTCCGGTCAGGATGCGACAGAAAAAACTGAACAGCATCCGCGCGGCGAATGAAAGCAATGAGATCGCAGGTATACACCAGGCATAGATGGCGTTTTCCAGCGTATCTTTTGCTGTAAACCAGATGACGCTAATTAAAATTGCTATTTGGGCGAGGAGGACCACCCAGTCAACGGCTGTCTGAATCCAGCCACAAAAATCAGACAATCGATTACCCAGCCGATCATTGCTATAGCGCTCGTACATTAGCGAGGTGGCTTGATAAAAATTGTCTTTGTTTTCTAGGTCTTCGTCCGTGAAGCCGAGCTTTGCGCTGACCACTTCTAATTCAGCGGCGGCAGATTTATTGCCGAGCCAAATGCCCAAGAGTAGCGTAAGCACAGCAACCATGAATCCAGCAAACACAGCTCCTGCGATGTGCGCAATAGCGATCCACATTGGTGTTGCTCCTATAAATCTCCACCGCGCCAGATCACCCGGCCAAGGATATGGTGCTCATGAATCTCCCCATCAGGAAGAATTTGGTCGCCGTGAGTAATCTTGTCCGGGTTGTCGCTACGAATGATCCAGCCGTCGATATCTGATTCGATCAGCCGCTTAACTATCGTGCCCTTCGTGTGGCTGGACATGACGAATATGTGCCCATCAAGCGGCTCGATGCGAGACTCATCCACCAAAAGCACATCGTGGTCGCTTATCGTCGGCCACATGCTGTTGCCGTCCGCGTAAATCACCTTCAGGTTTTTCGGGTTGACGCCTTTCATGCGCAACCATTCCCGCTTGAATGCGAGCGTGCCGCGCAACTCAATGTGAGGGTTGTCATGGCCAGCTCCGGCTGAAGCCATAGCTGTGTATTGAGGGATGAAGGCGTACTTCTCGTCCGTGACAGCTCCATCGCTTTCGCTGGAGGCGAATGGAAGTATGTCTGGCAGTGGCTCCGCAGTCGGTGGCGGAGTGGCTGGGTCACGAATAAGACCGCGCCCGTACTCAAGCCACTCAACCCTGACCCTCAGCGCTGATGCAATGGCGAGCATTTTCGCACCGCCTGGCATTGACTCACCATTCAGCCATTTGCTCGCGGCCTTTGGCGTGACTCCAGCCATTTTCGCAAGGCGAGCGCCTGCTCCCCATGGGGAGATCTCGTTTGCCTCCAAGGCCTCTTTCAGCCTGGAGACGAATTGCATGCGTATTTCTTCTATCTGAACCATAGGTTCATGCTCGCACGCACTTGCATGTACTTTCAGTTCCGACATAATATGTACTGTAAGTTCATATTTGACTCGGAGGCCTTATGCGGCCGCTCAAGAAATCGATTGATGATGCCGGTGGTGTTACCGCCGTGGCTTTGGCGTGCGGAAAGACCCCGAGAGCTATCTACAAATGGCTTGTTGCCGACGCATTGCCGCGCACCGAATACACCGGTGAAACCCAATACGCCAAAAAAATTGCCGAACTGGCTGCCATCAAAGGCAAGCCATTCGATTGCGCCTGGCTGCTTGCCGAGGCGCACCCAAAGAAAACAGCCGCTTAACCAAATTTCGACAGCCGTAAGGAGCAGTACATGTACGACAACCCAAAGCACCTGAATCACAACGAAACCAAGGTTCGTTTAAGCGACGAGTACGACAACTACCTCCGTTGCTTGGCGGACATCCATGGAACTCAGAAAGCCGTGCTGGCCAGAGAAATCTTGAAGGCTGCGATTGTGCAGATGCGGGAAGAGCTTACCCGGATTCAAGAGAAGGCCTGAAGGCCCCCAATGGAGGCTCTATGCCTGATAACCAGGACGACCTGTCATTGCGACAGATCGCGGATGAAGAGGACATCGAGCTACTGAGGCTGGCAGCCAAAGAACTCGGAATTACGCCAGGGCAACTGGCGAAGCAGCTCATTGAAAAGCTGATCGTTGTAAGGACGCGCCCCCCGACGATGTCAGGGACGATTCAAGCATTCCGGCGACCTTACTCACCAGCGAGAGCAAAGCCTGATGAGGGCCTGAAAAGTGAAGTCACTCAAATTGCGGACACAAAAAAACCGACGGACTAGGTCGGCTTTTTCATTTGCGTACAACTAAACACACTGTGAGACAAATTATGCATACCTCTAATCAAGAAGTACAGGGCCTCAAAAAGTCCGCGACACAATTTCTCCATTCGCAAAACGTGTCGCGACCTACGATGTCCTCTCGAGAGATCTCCCATGTCACGGGCAAGCGTCACAACAACGTCAAGCGCGACATCGTTTCGATGCTTGGCGAGCTTGAAGAAGATCTGCTCAGTTTTGAGCACATCTATCTGGACGGCTACAAGCGCGAACAAGTCGAGTACCTGCTCGACCGCGAACTAACTGACACGCTGCTGACCGGTTACAGCGCCAAGATGCGCCGCGCAGTTATCCGTCGCTGGACTGAGCTGGAAGGCCGCGGGGCTGCGCGGGAAGCCGTGATCGCCAATGGCACAAAGGTTATCGGTGAGCTCGCTATCCTCGAATGCTTCACGCGCCTTTTGAAGCCTGCACCATCCAGCCAAGTGATGATGCTGAGCCAGATCGCCGCCAATAATGGGCTAGACGCCAAGTTCCTGCCTGGTTACGCCGTAGACGCTGCACCTGATGCTGTCGGCGGCTCCTCGATGCCTACCAAGTCCGCCACGGCCTTGCTGAAAGACAACGACATCCGCTGCTCACCAGCGGCATTCAACCGAGCCCTTGCCGACAACGGCTTCCTCAAGACCATGCAGCGCAAGAACTCCAAGCAGGAGCCGGTCGACTTCTGGTCCGTGACTGAAAAGGGCCTGAAGTACGGCAAGAACCTCACCAGCCCGCAATCCCCCCGCGAGACGCAGCCTCACTGGTACGTCGATCGTTTCCCTGAGCTTGCCGATTTGATCGGCAAAGGCAGCAAGTAATGGCCGGAGACTGGATCAAAATGCGCATCGAACTTCAAACCCATCCGAAAGTTTTCCGCATGGTGTCCGCATTGAATGCGGACAGACTTCGCATCATTGGTGGGCTTCACGTCGCCTGGAGCATCTTTGATGTGCATTGCGATGATGGTGTTTTGGTCGGATACACCATTGATGCGATGGATGCTGTGGTTGGTTGGCCGGGTTTTACTCAGGCAATGATCGATGTCGAGTGGGCATCTGTTGATTCCCATGGAAGCCTTGTAATGCCTCGCTTTGACGAGCACAACGGCAAGTCCGCCAAGCGTCGTGCGAACGACTCAGAGCGCAAGCGAAATGCCCGTGATGCAGTGATGTCCGCTAGTGATGCGGACAAAAACCGGACCAGAGAAGAGAAGAGAAGAGAAGAGAAGAAACATCAAGATCAAAAGCTCTCTGCGCAAGCGCCGAGCGTTGATGTGTTTTCGAAGTTCTGGGCGCTCTATCCGAAGAAGGTCTGCAAGGCAGCCGCCGAGAAGGCATGGAAGAAACTCAAGGTCACTGACGACCTGTTCACCTTGATCGCCAATGGCCTTTCCAAACAAGTCGTCTGCGCAGAGTGGACCAAGGACGGCGGACAGTTCATCCCGCACGCGGCCACATGGCTCAACGGCAAGCGCTGGGAAGACGAGGTAAAGACCGGCAGCAATGTCCACCATCTGCCATCCAGCCGCCACACAGGGTTCGATCAGCGCGACTACACGGCGGGCCTGACAGCGCGCGGGGATGGCACCTATGACTTCTGAGCCGAAGAAGATCGATCTCGAAATCTGTGACATCGAGCGCCGATTTGGTGTTGTTGCCAAGCAGCCAGCCGAGTGCCCGAGTCACGGCCAGTTCGCCGCGATCATTCGCAAGACCAGCGACACACCATCGGGTTGCCCGGAATGCGCGGCAGAAGCTCAGGCGCTGCGCGATCAGGCAGAGCAGCAGGCAATGTATGCCCGCATTGCCGAAGAGCGCTTGGAGCGCAAGCTGGGGGCCTCGCTGATCCCGAAACGGTTCATGGGCAAGAACTTTGCCGACTTCGTTGCAGAGACTCCGGCGCAGAAAGCGAATCTCGCAAAATGCGTTGAATACGCCAAGGACTTCCCAACGAACCTCGAAGACGGTCGCTGCATCGTGATGACCGGCACACCGGGCACGGGCAAGACGCATCTGGCTGCCGCCATCGCCGGACACGTCATCGTCAACCACAACGCCACGGCCGTGTATCGCACCGTCGGCGGGTTGCTCCAGTACATCAAGGGCAGCTATGGCGACCGGGCCGAATACACCGAGGCCCAGGCCTTCGCCAGTCTCGTCGAGCCATCGCTGCTGATCATCGACGAAGTGGGGGCCACCAAGCCAACCGAGTTCGAGCTGGCCACCTTGTTCGCCGTGATCAATGGCCGTTACGAGGAGCAGTTGCCGACCATCGTGATTTCCAACATCGACGCCAAGGAATTGGGCGCGGTCCTGGGTGAGCGCAGTGTCGATCGCCTGCGTGAGGGTCGCGGTATTGGCCTGGTGTTCGAAGGCGCGTCAGAGCGCAGCAAGCGGAGGGCTTCGTAATGACTCCCATCCAACGCAAAACCGTAGAAACCCTACAGGCCGAAGGCTTCACGATCACCCGCCACCACGGAGACATGGTGCTGATGAGTAGCGGCGCAGATCACCGATTTGTTCGGACTGACGGCAGCCAGAAGCGGGCGAATCACGTAGAGCGGGGTGGGAAATGACCGATTTCAGCGAACTGAAGAGGCTGGCCGAGGAAGTGAACAGCGCATTCCCGGGCAAGGAAGACCTGTGGAGCATGGTGTGCACACCTACGGTTGCGCTGGACTTGATCGCCGAGAACGAGCGTCTCAAACACTTTGAGAGCGCATTTTGCGAGTGGATCGATAAAACCGACTGGGTTCAGAAGTCCTGCCATTGGTCCGATCTGGGCATGCACCGCGCTGACGTCCTCCGCAAGCGCATCGACCAGCTCACGGCCGAGAATGAGGCGCTGCGAAAGGCGCTGACCGATGTTCGTAGCGCGGTTCAGCGCGAATACTGGGATGAGTACGCAGGGCTGGACGAGACTCGCGACCTTCTTGATGCAGCTATCGGCAAGGAGGCGCAGTCATGAGCACCGAGTTCGCAATCCGCGACCAGCGCGACGTCACTCGGCTGATGGGCTTCTTCCACGGATCTGACTTCGCCAAGCCGAAGATGGTGGTGATCAAGGACGTGGATCGGTCCGCCGAACAGAACGCCAAGCTGCATGCCATGTTGACCGACATATCAAAACAGGTGCGCCACGCCGACAAGCAGTGGTCAGTTCTGATCTGGAAACGCCTGCTGACGGCCGCATGGCTGCGCGAGGCTGGCGATCAGCCGCAATTGATACCAGCGCTCGACGGGCACGGCTTCGACGTCGTGTACGAGCGCACAAGCAAGCTGAGCGTAAAGCAGTGCGCAGACCTTATCACCTGGATCGAATGTTTCGGCGCAGAGCATCAGGTGCGATGGACGCAGAAGGACAACTGGGGAGGGCGGTACTGATGACCCATCCATCACGCTTTTCCCGTGCACAACCCTCTCCATGGTTCGAGACGAAAACACGCTGCGGCGAATGCGGAAACCATCGCGCCACCGGCAACCATGCCAAATGCAGCCGCGCCCGGCAGGCCCGTTTTGCGCAACAAGGAGCGACAGCATGAGCATTCTCAATTTGAAATGGACCAAGGGCGCACCGGAGTTCCTGCTACCGGGAATGGTTGTGCGGATACCGTGTGTGACGCCCAACAAAACGGTCATGTTTCTGGCCGGGACAATCACCTCTACCGCCGCCCGCAAAACCGTAATGGCGTCGGCCATCGAATGGGCTCAGGCCATCGACCTGTACGAGCTGGACTGGCTCAACGACATGGGCGTTCCTGCCAAGGTGGCCGTATGAAGCTGAACCATCCGAACACGCTGCCGCCAGTGGGTTGCCCGCTGGTGATCAAGGTGAAGGGCGAACTGATCCGCGCCGAGCGTACCGCGCACATCGAGGCGAAGAGTCGCGACATGACCTATCGGACCGAGGCGGGTGTCATCACTGGCCGCTTTGAGTGGACCTACCCATGAGCAAGCATTCGCACTACTTCAAGGAAGTGTCGCACCTCAAGCAGGTCGACGTGTACCGGGTGCTCGATCTGTTCGCAGTCACCAACCCCTGTATCCAGCACGCCACGAAGAAGCTGCTGTGTGCCGGCAACCGTGGCGCCAAGGATTACGAAAAGGATCTGCGCGAGGCGGCCGACTCGATCAATCGGGCGTTGCAGATGATCGCGGAGGACCGTGCCGGGGCGATCATCAATCTGGTCGTTGCCGAGATGGCGAAAGACGATGAGCCGCTGCCGCTGAATCGCTGCGCTGGATGCGTCAAGGAGGACTGCCCATGCTTGCCTCAGTGAAGGAGCGGAAGGCTAAGACCTGTAGCGTCCCATCGTGTAGGGCCTCTTTCGTCCCGAGAGTGAGCTTCCAGACCTGGTGCTCGCCGGATTGCGCCGTCGTTATTGCCCGAGGCAAGCAGGAGAAAAAGCGCAAGGCACTGGCCCTGATCGAGCGCCGGGAGATCAAGGTTCGTAAGGAGAAGCTGAAGAGTCGGGCCGACCACATGCGGGAAGTGCAGGCGGTGTTCAACGAATGGATACGCCTGAGAGACGCTGCGCTGCCGTGTGTGAGCTGCGGACGCTTTCATGAAGGCCAATATCACGCAGGGCACTATCGCACCGTAGGCGCTAACCCAGAGCTTCGGTTCGAGCCGCTGAACGTGTGGAAGCAGTGTGCACCCTGCAACAACCACAAGTCCGGCGACATCGTGAACTACCGCATTGAGCTGGTGAAGCGCATCGGTGCCGAAAAGGTTGAGTGGTTAGAAGGGCCTCATAAGCCCCAGCGCTACACCATCGAACAGTTGAAGGCCATCAAGGCCGAATACCGGGCAAAGACCAAGGAACTGAAGGGGAGAGCCGCATCATGAATGACATCGCCGACATTTTTCAGGTCGCCACCGTTGTGGTGGTGTTTGCCTGGTTCTGCCTGGGGGGCGGATCATGAGAGACGCAGAAGATCTTTTGACGCAGTGGGGCCGCTGGAGTCGTCAGCAGGTAGGTGTTCCGCGCTGTACGTCACCCTCATACGTCCTGATGCGCGATAACGTTGAGCAGATGGATTGCCTGCCAGCAGCGAGCATCACTGACGACGACGCGATGATGATTGATCGGCTGGTCGCACTGATGGGGCGAAAGCGTCCGGACATGGCCGCTTGCGTTCGCGTGTATTATCGTGGCCTGGACAAGACCATGGCCGAAGTGGGCAAGGAACTGGGCTTGGCGCGACTGAAGGTGCGCGAGCTGATCATTGCCGGTCATGCGTATATCGATGGGTGTCTTGAGATGAAGATGGCGGCTTGACGTGTTAACACTGAAATGGCACATTGACGCCACATTGCGGTTTTGCCGCTGAAGAAAGCCCGGCCATTGAGTCGGGCTTTTTTGTGACCTGAATTTCTCCCTTGAGCCTCGCCATTGTGCGGGGCTTTTTTGTTTCAGATGCGTGGTGGAGCAGTGGTCAGCTCGTTGGGCTCATAACCCGAAGGTCGGTGGTTCGAATCCATCCCTCGCAACCAATTATCGCTGCTCCGTGCTGCGCTTGGCCTCGCCTGAGGCCCTTTTTTTCTGGTACTGCCCATGACCATTGCAGACAGCACCACCTTTAAAGTCGCTGTGCCGATCCTCCAGACGATCCTGTCAGCCGGCGCCATTGGTGCGTTTGTGTATGTGGTTGGATCACTCGGCTCGCTCCAAGCCCAGCTTGGCGCCTACCAAACCAGCCAGGCCCTCATCGGCCAGCGGGTCGACTCTTTGGAGCGCTCAAGGGAGTCGACAGACAAGTTCGTCGATTCCCTTCGCACAGCAACCCAGAGCCAAGAGTTCCGAATCAATCAGATGGGCGAGTCCCTTAAGGCCTTCGCCCAAATGGGCAGGCCCAAATGAAAATCCTTCTGATCGTCATCGTGCTGCTCACAGGCTGTGTGCAGAAAGAAACGATCAAGGAGCCTGGCCAAGTTCACCGCACAACCGTCTACCGGTACGTCAGCGGCCAGTGTGTGCCTGACGACGACCAAAGCGCCGCCCTGCACAAGGCTTTGAAGAGTCGTGATCGCTGGAAACGGTATGCCGAACGCCTCGAAAAACTACCTGGAGCAACGATTAATGACCCTGATCAGCAACTGGAAGCAAGCCCTCAAGATGACTAGCGTGCAGGCCGGTGGCGCTATTGCCGTGCTGGGTATCGCTGAGCAGCTGCTGCCGCAACTTCAGGCTGTGCTGCCGCCTGCTGTGTATGGCGTGCTTGGCCTGTTGGTGATGGTTGCCCGGGTGATCCTGCAGCCGAAGCTGAGCGCGCAACCATGACCGCCGAACAGTTTGCCTGTTGGCTGCAGGGCTTCACCGAGCTTTCGGAATGGAAGCAGCCAACGCCTGAACAGTGGAAGTCGATCTGCGAGCACCTGAACACTGTATTCAACAAGGTGACGCCGCCAGTACGAGATGCCCAGAAGATCCCTCCGGTTGAGACCGCTGAAGACGCAATGCGCCGATTCAATGAGTCCCAGCAAAGGGCGCCGAGCCCATATGGCCCAAATGCTCCTTACTGGGGCGTTACGCCTCGGATCACCTGCTAAGGAATCACCATGACCGATAAGCAGGCCCCGGATTGGGAGCGCATCGAGCAGCTCTACCGGGCTGATCTGCTGTCGCTGAGGGAGATTGCGGCTGCTTGTCCAGGCTCAAACCATACGGCCATTGCACGTCGGGCCAAGAAGTTTGGATGGGCGAAAAATCTCTCTGTAAAGATCAAGGCCAAGGCAGACGACCTAGTCACAAGACAGGCTGTTACAGAAACTGTTACAGATGCTGTTACAGCAAAACGCGCTGTTTCAGACCGGCAAATCATCGAGGTCAATGCTCAGGTCATTGCTGATGTTCGGCTGGCTCATCGGACTGACATTGGCCGGTCTCGTCGACTGGCCAACAAGCTGCTCGAAGAGCTTGAGGCGATGACTGACGACAACGGGACGCTGCGAGAGTTGATTGATCAGCTCAAGGATGATGAAGGCCCGGCATCACTGCTGGAGGCTGCACAGAAGATGGCAAGCCTTCCTGGCCGCAGCAAGATCATCAAGGAGTTGAGCGAGACACTGAAGAACCTGATCACCCTGGAGCGTCAGGCGTACGACCTTGGCAATGCAGGCGAAAGCGATCCTGGCGATACCCCGACGAGAATTGAGCTGGTCGCACTGTAATGAGCACCGCTCAACTCAAGATCCCCAAGAAGCTGATTCCAGTCTTCCAAGGTCCGGCAGACGTTCGGTCTGCATGGGGTGGTCGAGGCTCGGGCAAGACTCGCGGCTTCGCCAAGATGATCGCCGCTCGTGGCTACATGTACGGCATGCAGGGCGTCACAGGGATTTTGCTCTGCGGTCGACAGTTTATGAACTCGCTGGCCGACTCATCCTTTGAGGAGTGTGTCCGGGCCATCGAAGACGAGCCATTCCTTAAGGCTTATTACGAGATCGGCGACACCTACATCAGAAGCCGCGACAAGCGCATCTGGTTCGCCTTCGCCGGCCTTGATCGCAACATCGCATCCATCAAGTCGAAAGGTCGAATCCTGATCTGCTGGGTGGATGAGGCCGAACCGGTCACCGATGACGCCTGGGTAACACTGGTTCCGACGCTGCGGGAAGAGGGCGACGACTGGAACGCTGAGCTTTGGGTCACGTGGAACCCTAAGCGCAAGAAGGCACCGGTCGAAAGTCGTTTCCGCTTCGCCAATGACGCCTTGATCAAAGGGGTGCTGCTCAATTGGCGGGACAACCCAAAGTTTCCAGCAAAGCTAGAGCGCGAACGTCTGCGCGATCTGGAAGAGCGTCCCGAGCAGTACGCGCATATCTGGGAAGGTGAATACGTGACAGCACTCGCAGGGGCCTACCTCGCCAAGCATCTGGCCAAGGCGAAGGATGAGGGGCGCATAGGTCGCGTTGCAGCCGACCCTCTCATGACAATCCGCCTGTTCGCGGACATCGGCGGTACCGGCGCCAAGGCTGACAACTTCGTGTTCTGGGCTGTCCAGTTCATCGGTCGCGAGATCCGCATCATCGACCACTACGAGCAGCAGGGGCAGCCACTGGCGGCCCACCTGAACTGGCTCAGATCGAAAGGCTATACGTCGGACCGGGCTCAAATCTGGCTGCCGCACGACGGCGACACGCAAGACAAGGTGCACGACGTGTCCTACCGCTCGGCCTTCGAGGCTGCTGGGTACATCGTCACCGTCATTCCGAACCAGGGCAAAGGCGCCGCGATGCTTCGAGTAGAGGCGGCTCGCCGGCTGCTCCCGGCCATGTGGTTCGACGAGACGCCAACCCAGGCTGGCCGAGAGGCGCTTGGCTGGTATCACGAGAAACGAGACGAGATCCGAGGTATTGGCCTTGGGCCTGAACATGACTGGGCCAGCCACAGTGCTGATGCGTTCGGTCTGATGTGCATTGCCTACGAACAACCGTCCGCCACTGCGCCGGCCCCTATTAAATACCGTAACCGAGTGATCGCATGACCAAGATGACGGACGCCGAGCTGGTTACTTACCTCAATGATGAGGCGCGCCAGGCGCACCTGTTCAATGACGGCGAGTTGCAGGAAGAACGCGTCAAGGCAATGCGCGCCTATACCCGGGAGCCGTATGGCAACGAGGAAGAGGGTCGGTCGGCTGTGGTGGCGTCTGACGTGTTCGACGCCGTAGAAGGCATGCTGCCGGACTTGATCGAGGTGTTCACCAGTTCCGAGAAGGCCGTGGTATTTGAGCCGGTTGGCCCTGAGGACGAAGAGGGCGCCGAGCAGGTTACCAACGCCTGCAACTACGTGTTCTACAAGCAGAACAACGGTTTCATGATCCTCTACACCGCCCTCAAAGACGCCTTGCTGCTCAAAACTGGCTCGGTGAAGTGGTTCCATGAAAAGAAACGAGTGCCAACCTTCACTCGCCACAACGGTGTGGACGAGATGCAGGTCGCACTGTTCATGGATGAGAACCCTGAGGCCGAGATTGTCGAGCAGGAAGAGATCAAGCCGACCGAGCAAGAGCAGCAGCAATATCAGCAATACGCCGTCGAGCAGTACCAGGCTGGCATTCCTGTACCGCCAATGCCACGCCGCTTCAACGTTAAGGTCAAGACCATTCAGGAGAAAGGCTACTGCTGCGTAGTGGCCATTCCTCCGGAAGAGCTTCAGGTGTCACGCCGGCATGACTCGCCACTGTTGAAAGACTGCCCCTACGTCTGCCACGTGACCCGCCGCAGTGTCTCCGAGCTGCGCGAGATGGGCTATGACGTCGAGGCTTCCGAAGTGCGCGCCGCGACCACTGAGAGCGTGACCGACTACCGCGAGAACAACGGCGGGCGATTCGACGACTGGGAGGATGAAGACCCGGCCGACGAGTCCATGGTTCGTGGCTACCTGCGTGATGAGTACGTGCTGATCGACTACGACGGTGATGGGATCGCTGAGCGCCGCAACATCGTGCGCCTCGGTGACCGAGTGCTGGCCAACCGCGAATGCAGCCATGTGCCTATCGCGGCCTGGACGCCGTACATCATGACGCACGCCTTCAACGGCATGTCCGTCGCGGATCTGGTCGAAGACTTCCAGCGCATCCACACCACGGTGATGCGTCAGCAACTGGACAACCTGTACCTGGCCAACAACCAGGAGACCATCGTCACGACTGACTCCCAAGGCAATCCGCAGGCAGACATTGATAGCCTGCTGAATCGTCGTCCGGGCGGGATCATCATGGAGAAAGTGGCCGGCGCAGTCCGTCCGTACTCCGAGCGCTGGCAAGGCATCGAAGCCATGCCGATGCTTGAGCAGCTTCAGATGGAGAAGGAAAACCGCACGGGCTGGACGCGCTACAGCCAAGGTCTGGACGGCGACAGCCTGAACAAGACCGCCACTGGCGCCCAGATGATCATGAACGCCAGCCAGAAGCGGATGAAGCTGATGGCGCGGATCGCTGCTGAATGCCTGGTGGCGCCTATGTTCCAGGGGATCTTCAAGATTCTGACCGACAACGGCATGGATAAGCTGAGCTACCGCCTCAATGGCAAGTATGTTCAGGCCGACCCGCAGGAATGGCGCGATCAGTACGACATGACCATCAACGTCGGCATTGGCACCGGTGATGTGCAGCAGCAGAACGCGTTCCTGATGCAGATCGCCCAGACCCAGGCCATGGTCGCGCAGTCGCCGTTCGCCAAGTCGCTGATGAGTCCGGACAAGTTCTTCAACGTTCAGGCCCGCTTGGCCGAAAACGCCGGCTTCAAGAACCCCGAGGAATTCTGGGTAGACCCTGCCACCGTTAAACCAGACAACACTCCACCGCCGCCTGACCCGAGAGTCGTGCTTGAGCAGGAAAAGCTCAAAAACGAGCAGATGAAGACTCAGGCCGAGATGGTCCAGAAGTCCGAGCAGGCCGAGAAAGACCGCCAATTCCAAGCTGTCGAGGCTGAGAAAGACCGCCAGTTCAAGCTGGAGATGGAGAGACTGCGCCTCGTCAATGCCAACCCGATAACCGTCGCCGGAGACTTTCTCTGATGAGCCAGACCACACCCTCGAAGACGATGGAGGACGTTGTGCGGCAGCTACTTGCCGACCATCAACCTCAGTCGATAACGCCGGCTCCAGGGGTGTATGACTATGGCTATGGGATGCGCCACGTAGAGCCTGGCTCCGGGGAAGTGTCCGCGCCTAAGGGTGTTGGATGGCTCGGCGCACTTGGAAACGGGAACGGTGTCAGCACCGAAATCAGCGTCACGGACGATCAAGGCAGGACCTTTCCGTCGATGGTTCCGGGGCTGCTGTCGTCTGAATACGGCCTTCTAAAAGGAGGTCAGGTCAGTGACTCGGTATTTCAGCGCGCAGCTGGGCATGCCGAGCGGCAACGAAACCTTGGGCGCGGCCCGTACTTCGACAACAACTACCTAAAGCTCTGGAAGCCTGGCGATAGGCTGCCTGCGCCATACGAGGGCAGCTACCGATGAGCAATGAATCCGACCTACATGATCAGCAAGGCCGAGGACAGGTAGCGCTCCAGTTGCTGGAGAACGAGCTGCTGAAAGAGGCGCTGGACGCCATTGAGCGCGAGGTCATGGAGCAGTGGATAGGCTGCCCGGCCCGCGACAAGGAAGGCAAAGAAGCCCTCTGGCAGCTCATCAAGACCAGTAGAAAGTTCCGCGAAGTGCTGAATGGTTACATCGATACCGGAAAGCTGGCCAAGCACAAGCTCAAGCAGTACGAGGAACAGAGCTTGCTGAGGCGCGTCCTCAGCTAACAGCAACCAATCAATCAGAGCCCGCCTTGAGCGGGGTTTTTATTGTCCGCTAGACGGGCGAACTGGAGTGAGTGATGGACACCAACCAAGAAAGCGGAGTGTCTCTGGATGATGTATCCGAGCTTCTGGACGAAGCGACCGATCGGATCGAAGGCGACGACGTAGCTGAGACCGAGGAACTCCCCGAACAGGACGAGCAACCCGAGGCAGCAGCAGAAGACGACGACGAACTGGTCGAGATTGAGGGCAAGTCGTACCGGGTTCCCAAGGAACTCAAAAGCATGGTCCTCATGCACAAGGATTACACCCAGAAAACCCAAGAGGTCGCCGAGCAACGCCGATCCGTTGAAGAGCGCGCGCACGCTCTTGAACAGCGCGAACAGGCAATGGGCGCCACCTTTGGCAAGGCCGTTGAGTTCCGCCAAGTGCAGGACAAGCTGGCCCAATTCGAGGCGTTGGACTGGAACGCGATAGTTGATGCGGACCCCGTACATGCCCAAAAGCTGACCATTGCTTATCAACAGCTTCAGCGTGAGGCGCAAACCAAGTACGCAGAACTGCAGCAGACCCAGACCCAGGTACAGCAACTGACGGAACACCAGCGTCAGCAACTGCTTGCCGAGGGTGCAAAGGATCTGCGCGCACGCCTTCCGGACTTCGGGCCGCAGACCGCTGAGCGGATTCGCAAGGCAGCTCAAGACCATTACGGCATCAAGAGCGAGGAGCTAGACGGCCTCGTAGATGCCCGCCAAGTCCACATCCTGCATGACGCCATGAAGTGGCGGGAGCTTCAGGCCAAACAGCCTCAGGCCATGCGGAAAGTCGCCGAGGCAGCCCCGGCAATCAAGCCGCAGGCCGCCCCACAAAAGCCCCGAACCAATCAAGCCGCCGTCGACCGCCTGAAAAAGAATGGCCGTGTCGAGGATTTGGCTGCTTTGCTCTGAGGAGAGTAAGACATGACCCAGCCCGCCAACACCTTCGACTCCTACGATGCCGTAGGTAACCGCGAAGACCTGCAAGACAAAATCTATATGGTGTCGCCGGAGAAGACTCCGATTGTCTCCGCCATCGGCCGCTTCAAGGCTACCCAGCGCCTGCACGAATGGCAGCGCGACAACCTGGACACGCCGAACAAGGACAACGCCGTCATTGAAGGCGATGACCGCACCGGCACCGTTATGACCCCGACCGAGCGCGTGGCAAACACCGTGCAGTTGTTCGACAAGGTCGCTACGGTGTCCGGCACCCAGGAAAAGACCAAGTCGGCTGGTCGCTCCAGCGAGATGAAGTATCAAGTCTCGAAGAAAATGGTTGAGCTCAAGCGCGACCTGGAAGCCATGGTCATCTCCAACAACCCGGCCGTGCAGGGCAGCAGCACCGTCGCCCGTAAGTCGGCCGGTCTCGGTGTTCTGCTGTACTCCAACTCCAGCCATGGAGCTGGCGGTTCGACCGGTATTCACTCCGCAGGCTTGGCTACCGGCGCACCAGTGGCGGGTACTGCTCGCGCCTTCGCTGAGGCTCAGTTGAAGACTGTCATGCAGAGCATCTACACCAATAGCGGCGAGATGCCGAGCATCATCAGCATGACCCCGAGCCACAAAGGGATCTTCTCCTCGTTCGCCGGTATCGCTGCAAGCCGTGTGAACGTGAAGAAGGGCACCCAGGCCACTATTGTGGGTGGTGCGGACGTGTACATGTCCGACTTTGGCGAACTGACCGTGGTGCCGAACTACGTTCAGGCCACTGCCAACACTGGCACCGTGTTCATCCTGAACCCGGAATACGCCGGTATCGCCTACCTAGGCGGCTTCAAGTCAGAGGCCTTGGCCAAGACCGGTCACACCGAGAAGGAGCTGGTCTCCGTCGAAGCGTGCCTGGTGGTCACCTCCGAGAAGGCTCACGGCAAGATCGCTGATCTGACTCCTTAACCACTGATGAGGCCCGCCCTGGGTAACTGGGGCGGGTTTTTTAATGCCCAAATTTAGCGAATTCGATCCGCAGACCGGCGTCAAGACAACCGTTCACGACCTGGGTGACAAGATCGTGTTCGAGAAAGAATACGACGCTCAGCCATTCCTCGATCGTGCCGCCGATATGCGCGCCGCGACCGAGGGTGAGAGCTGGGGTGAGATGCGACACATCGGTTTCATCCCGAATGCGGTGCTGGGAACCATGCTGCGGCAAGACGGCGGCATAGACCAGAAGCGCCTGGTTGCTTGGCTCAAAGCCAATCCGAAGATGGCCACCTTCAGCAAGGCACTCAAATGAATTACACCCAGATCAGTGAGAAGGTTGCGGATTGGATTAACCGTGGCGACCTGTCTGCGCGAATTCCGGACTTCATTGAACTGGCTGAGGAACGCATGAACCGGGCGCTGCGTGTGCGCCAGATGGAGCGCTCGCTGGCCGCAACCGCGATCACTGACAACCTGATCACGCCGGCATCTGACGTCATCGATGTAAAGGCCCTTTGGGTGCCGAATTACGAGCGCACACCGCTCAAGCCGCAAGGCCTGGAATCCGTCATCGCTGGCGGGTATCAAGGCACGCCGACCCTGTACGCATGGGATGGCGCGGATCTGCGTTTCGACGGCGCTGGCGACGTGCAAGGGGTTCTGTACGTGCGAATCCCTGCCTTGGTCGCCGCTACCACCAACTGGGTGAGCGAAGGCCCATGGAGCCTATACCTGTTTGGCGCCCTTCTTGAAGCTGCGCTGTTCGTCCGTGACGACGTGGCCGCCCAGTTATGGGAAGGCCGCTTTGGCCAGGTGCTTGATGAGGTTCGTGGCAACGACCAGCGCCGAGCCGGGCCTATGGTTGCGAGGGCGCGCTGATGATCCCCTTGATTGGCTTTGCGCCGGATGCCGACGTAACGACACCAGGGCTCATCACGAACTGCGCGAACCTGATCCCGTATCAGAGTGGCATGGAAGGAGCGCCTGAGCCTATTACGCCGTCCGCTACACCTCCGCTTGAGGCTGCCTGCATTGGTGCGGCGGTTGTGTCGAAACTGGACGACACGCGCCGGATCATCGCCGGCACGGCCACCAAGCTTTTTGAGTTGTCAGAAGGCGCGTGGGTTGATGTGTCGCGGGTTGACGGCTACAACGGCGGGATAGACACCCGCTGGTCCATGACCCAGTTTGGCGATGCCACGCTATGCGCGAACCGGGCTGACATCATCCAGCGTTCTACGTCTGGCGCGTTCGAGGACATTGCAGGGTCACCCAAGGCTGAAATCATCTTCACTGTCGGCGCCTTCATCATGGCGCTCAACGTGAACGACGGGGATGAAAAGCCGGACGGCTGGCATTGCAGCGCGGCATACGACGACACGTCATGGGCGCCAAACCTTGCCACCCAAGCCACTGCCGGCCGGCTTGTGGCCACTGCTGGTCGCTTGACTGCCGGCATGCGCCTGGGTGAGTACGCTATCGCCTACAAGCAGCGCTCCATCTACCTCGGCCAGTACGTCGGTGCCCCGATCGTATGGGACTGGCTACAGGTGCCGGGCGGCGATGCAGGGTGCGTGGGGAAAGAGGCTATCTGCGACATCGGCGGCGCGCACTTCTTCGTTGGCGATGACAACATGTGGATCTTCGACGGTTCCAGGCCGGTTCCGGTGGCAGACGGCTATGTACGTCAATTCTTCTACGATAACTCGAGCCCGTTGTATCGCTATAAGACGATCTGCGTATTCGACCGGCATAAGAACCTGGTGTGGGTGTTTTACCCGTCGCTGGACGCCACCTCGCCGGATTCGGCCATTGTTTACCACGTGAACGCCAAGAAGTGGGGCGTGGCAAACCGAAGAATCCAGGCGGCGCTCAACTACATTTCCAATGGCGTGACCATTGACGGTCTACCGACCATTTCGTCAACGATTGACGGACTTGCCCCTTACTCCTTTGATTCGCAGTTCTGGCTGGGCGGCGGTAAAACGCTTTCCATTTTCAACATCTCTCATCAGCTTCAGTCTATGACCGGGGCGTCCGTATCCAGCTCCATGACGACAGGCGAAGTGGGCGACGATGACGCCGTCTCGGCGCTCAACAAAATCCGCCTTCGCTATGCAAAAGCCCCCACCTCCGCCTCAGTGCAGACATCTATTCAGCAGAACTCCGGGGAAGGCTTCACCGTGGCAGCTAGCGGGGCTGTTCTGGACGGGAAGTTTGACCTCAGGCAGTCGGCCCGCTGGCACAAGGCGACATTCAGTTTCTCGGGGCCAGTAAAGATCACGCACATGGACGCCACCCTTACGGCAGCAGGGGGGCGTTGAGCCATGAAGACAAACACAACCCCGCGAGTTGGTAGCAACGACCCCGCCTTGCAGCGGGAACTGCGCGCGCACGCAGTCCAAATCAACCAAATGTCCGAGGGTCGTATTGCTGGGTTCTATACCGCGCTCACCGCCGCTCCCACTAGTGATTCCTGGGTGCAGGGTGACTCCGTAAAAAACATCGCTCCATCAGAACTGGGCACGGCTGGCTCCAAATACGTCATTGATGGCTGGACTTGTGTTGTCTCCGGCACTCCTGGCGCCTGGGTGGAAAAACGCTTCCTGACGGGTAACTGATGAACAAACTGATCGTGGTGCCTGCGACGCATATCGATATGGCCTGGAAAGAGGGCGCGCACAACCTTGGGGCTGCCTGTGCGACCTCTGGCGGGGAGATCACCGGCGACCAGCTGAAAATGATGCTCGGCCGTGGCGAGAGAACGCTGGTCAGGCTGGATCGTGACGGCGAAATCTCTGGGTGGGGCGTGATCGGCGTCGAGCAATTGCCCAACTTCCGCATCCTCTACGCCTATGAAATGTACGCCCCGCATGGGCATTTTGAAGAATTCTTTGATGCGCTGGGGAGCATGGCCAAGTCTCTTGGCTGTTTGCGCCTGCGCTGTGCGGCTGCGCCCGCCCAAGCCCGCCTATATCGGCAGCGCTGCGGGTTTGCACCTGTCTATCAAGTACTGGAGGTTGAACTGTGAACATTGATGCCCTGCATGAACAGATCAGCGCCGAATTCGGCGGCCCTGCTATTGGCGCACTGCCGGCTTTTCCTGGTGACGTGTTGCGCCCGCACAAAGGGGGCGGCTCGAGTACGACCACTCAATCCATCCCGGACGAACTGAGGCCGCTAGCAACCGCATACAGCGATAAGGCCATGGACCTGTCAAATCAGCCTTATCAGAGCTACGGCGGCCAGCAGGTAGCTGGAATGAACCCCTATCAGAACTCGGCCACCGCCCGCCTTGGGCAGATCTTCAACCAAGGCGACTCTTCGATGAATGCCGCCAGGAACACCGTCACGAATTCGCTTAACTCGGGGAACGCCGCCACTCAGAACCCCTATGGCGACATCAACAATGGTGGCGAAAATCAGTACGCCGGATCGAACCCCTACCTGCAGCAGAACATTGATGCCGCTATGGGTGATATCACTCGCAACTATAACGATGCAGTGGCTCCCGGGCTGACCACTCAAATGGTTGGCTCTGGTTCGTTCGGTAACACCGGAGCCCAGGCCAGCACCCAGAATGCCCTGAATGACCTCACCAAGAATCTCGGGAACACCGCTTCCGGCATGCGCATGCAGGACTACAACGCGCAGCAGGGGCTGGCCGAGAATCAACTGAATCGCAACCTTCAGACCAACCAGTTCAACGCCGGCATGGGTCAGGACTATGCGAGCCGAAACGATCAGATGAAGGGCCAGATGCTTGGGCTCGCACCCGGGTATGAGAGCGAGGGGCTGAACGTCGCAAACAACTTCATGAACGCTGCGAATTCGTACCAGGACAACCAGCAACAGAACCTGGATGCCCAGTATCAAAACTGGTCTGACCAGCAGAATGACCCGTACAAGAAGCTTGCCGCCATGTCAGGCGTGTTCGGCTCCGGCATCGGTCAAACGTCTGCAACCAAGTCTTCCGGGGGTGGAAAATGAGCTTCTTTGGCGATGTAGGCAGCTTCGAAGCGTTCAACCTGAAAGGGATGGTCGATCAGATCAAGGACAACCCGGCACGCCTGCTCTACGGTGCGGGCGATCCGTTCTCTACCAAGGTATGGAATGGGGTGTTGGGCAAAGACGACAAGCCGTTGGTTGACCAGTGGGGCGGTGCAGCCTCGCAGCGTTACGGCGAGGCAGAGGATGCTGGCATCAATACCGGCCCCGGCCAAACCATGCACGGCATCGCCAAAACCATCGCATCGCTTTATGCGGGCGGGGCGGCGGGCGGATTGCTGGGTGGTGGTGCAAGTAGTTCAGGCTCTGCAGGGGCGTCAACCGGTGGCACGGGCTTCGGGCTTGGTCAGCAGGCGGTGTCAGGCGGCATGGGTAATGCCACCTATGCTGGCGGCACCTCATCCCCTGGATTGCTCAGCTCAATGGGCAGCAGCCTCTCCGACTTCAACACGGCGGCCAAGCCCTACATGGACGCCGCCAGATATGGGCAGCAAGCCTCAGGCCTGCTTTCCCCCGGTCAGCAACCAGCAGCCTCGGGGCCAGCCATGCAGCACGCCACCACCGGCCCGCAGACGCTCGCCCAGATCGCCGAAGGCCAGCCAAACCCGCTGATCGCTCAGCGTCAGCAGTACGCACAGCAACGCCGCGCAATGAGAGGGTATTGAAATGGCCGAGGGTCTTGGTGGTCTGCTGGATTTTGCCCAAACTCCAGCGGGAATGGGTTTGTTGTCGGCGGCTTTCGGCGGCTTGGCTACTGCTGGGCGCGGAGGTCCGCTCAATACGTTGGGTGCTGCCGGTCTGTCCGGGGTTGCCGGGTATTCGGCGGCCGGTGCGAATGGCCTGAAACGGCAAAAGGCTGACCTGCTCCAGAAGCAGATGCAGACCTTGCCAACACTGTATGGCAAAGATTCCAATGGAAGCGACACCTTTGACTGGAAGTCAGCAGCAGCACTAGGTATTGAGCCTGAGAACATCGCCAAATACGCACAACTCCCCAATTCTGCAATGAGCAAGGTGGCGCGCACCGTCGAAGTGCCTGGCGCAGACGGCAGCAAGCAGACTATGCAATACGACGAATACGGCCGGCCAGTCGGTAAGGCAATCAGCTCTTACGTGGCGCCTCTACAGGTTGATCTTGGCAACGAGAAACGTTTTGTCACCCCGACGGCAGGGCAGACTTTTACCATGGGTATGTCGCCAGAAGCGGTGGCCACAAATGCTCGTGACTGGGCCAAGGTGGGCGCCCTTCAGGATGCCAACAACATCAATAAAGAAGGCCAGCGCACCCAGGTTGTTCAATCTGGCGACGGCACCTTCATGCTGATCGATAAAGGAACCGGTACGGTCCGGCCAGCCACCACGCAGGCTGGCGGCCAGATTCAGGGCGGACCGCTCGCGGAAGCCGCGGCTAAAAATCAGCAAAACCTTGGCAAGCTTGGTGATCTGATTAAGCAGGCGCGAGCATCTTTGCCAAACGCCACCGCGAGCGGCATCGGCGCCCAGATAGATACGGCTGCTCGTTACGTTGGGCAGACCACCACAGGCGCTCAAGAAGCCGCGAAACTCGCGGCAATTGGCGGCAACATGATGATGATGATGCCTCGCATGGAAGGGCCTCAATCTGACGCAGACAGACGAAATTACGAAACGATGGCCGGCAAGGTTGGAGACTCGACCGTCCCGGCAGAAGAGCGGGCGGCAGCAATGGACGCGCTCGAGGAAATTATTGCCAGGAATAGCGGTAAGCCGCAGCAGCTCAAACAACCATCTGTGGCGCCTGCCGGCCAACCCAGCATCGTTCGCACTGGCAAGGACGCGAGCGGGCGGAAAGTGATCCAGTACTCTGACGGGAGGGTTGAATATGGCAATTGACCCATCTGGCATCACTTGGGATGACGACAAAATCGATCATGCCGGCATCACGTGGGACGAGCCGTCGCAAGTAGCTCCCCAGGCATCGCCCGCCAATATGCCGGAGCAATCCAGTGGTGCCCAGCCACCGCAGCACCAAGCCGGCAGGTTCGGCAATCTGCCGCAACTGCCACCTAATGCCGGAAAGGAGTTGATGACTGGCATGGGCGACATCCTGGCCGGCGCCGGTCGCGGGTCTGCCTCTATTGGCGCAACTCTCCTGGCTCCTTACGATATCGTTCAGGACGCGCGTGCCGGCAAAGGTCTGACTCTTGAGTCGAACCGTAAGCGCCGAGCCGATGTAGACCTGATGATGAAAACCATCGGCGCCGATACCGAGTCGGCGCCATATAAAGGCGGCAAGCTCGGCACTGAAATTCTAGGCACACTCGGCATGGGCGGCCTGCTGGCGAAAGGGGCTGCAATGCTGCCAGGCGCTGCCAAAATTGCACCACTGATTGAGTCGATTGGATCTGGCGGCTTTCGCGTCGGTGGCCTGACTGGCGCGCCTGCCCTGGCGACACGCGTTGCTGGCGGCGGGATTACTGGCGGCGCATCGGCAGGCTTGGTTAATCCAGAGGATGCCGGTGTGGGAGTCATGGTTGGCGGTGCGACACCAGGCGCCGTGTCGATTGCCGGCAACACCGCCAGAGGTATAGGGCGGGCTATTCGCGGCGGCGAAGTCAGTCCCGAAGTGGCTGGCCTTGTGCAGAAGGCGAATAACCTCGGCATTGATATCCCGGCTGACCGGATCGTCAACAGCAAGCCCATGAACGCCCTTGCTGCCTCGCTCGAATACATGCCATTCAGCGGCAGAACGGCAACCATCGATAAAATGCAGGGCCAGCTGAATCGTGCGGTGTCACGCACCTTCGGACAAGACTCTGACAACGTGACCATGGCCTTGCGTAAGGCACAGGGAGACCTTGGCAGCAAGTTCGACAGCGTGTTGCAGAACAACACCGTGAAGGTCGATCAGCCGTTTACTGACGAATTGGCCGCCCATGCACAGCGCGCATCGAGTGAACTGGAGCAAGGGCAAGCGAACATCATCCTCAAGCAAATCGACGAGATCATGGCCAAGGCGCCAAATGGTCAAATCGATGGGCAGGCCGCGTACAACATCAAGAAAACGCTCGACCGGATCGGGCAGCGAAACAGCCCAGAAGCCTGGTATGCGGGCGATCTGAAGAAGTCGCTGATGGGCGCGCTCAATCGCTCACTGAAGCCAGAGGAAGCCACTGAATTCGCCAAGGTCCGCCAGCAGTACGGGACCATGCTCGATCTTAAGAAGATGGCGCAGAACGGAGCAGACGGTGATATCTCCATCGCTCGATTGGCCAACATGAAGAACATTGGCAATCCAGAGCTACAAGATCTGGCCGATATCAGCGCTCAATTCCTGAAGTCGAGAGAAAGTCCGCATGGCGCTATGCAGCGCCTGATGCTCGGCGGTCTTGGTGCTGCTGGTGCCGGATCTGGTGCCGTGGCGCCACTGATGGTCGGCGGTGCGATGGCGGCAGGCCGAGGGGCGAATATGGCCATGAACAGCAATGCTCTTCGAGGCCTACTGTTGCGACCACCAAGTCAGGGTGGCGGCCTGCTTTCGCTGGGCGCCGAAAAGGCAAACAAGGCTCTACCTCTCTTGGTGCCATCTGCGGTCAATGACCGGTGATGCCCTGCCAGAACCCATAAATGATTGCTGCCACGACAAGAAAGATCCCTTTCCAGATCATGAAGTCGGTCATCGCAAAGTCCAAACGAACCTCCGGGGCCTAACGCCCTCACTCAACTAAACCCGCCCAGTGCGGGCTTTTTATTGGGATGAAAAAAACATGCCGATCCCTTCGTCAATCAATGACCTATCAACCACTGCCGGCGCCAACAGCCCGGCAGGCTCTGAATCACCAGGGCTGATAGATGATTACCTGCGCACACTTGCATCTTACATCGCGCAATTGCGTGACGCCTCACAGAACAATGCTTTCAATATGGCAGCCGCCTCCGGAACCGCAAATGCGATTACGGCGACTTATTCGCCAGCAGTTACGGTTCTGACCGATGGCACCCTGCTCATGCTAAAAGCGGCATCGTCAAACACTGGCGCCGTCACATTTAGCCCGAATGGCCTAACAGCTTCGCCTGTCGTCAACTCTGCTCACGCAGCGCTCACGGGTGGAGAGCTTATCGCCAACGGTGACGTCTGGTTGCAGTGGAACAGTTCTGTAGGCACTGGATCATGGGTGCTGATTGGTGATGCGGCGCTGCGCCAGGATCTTGCCTCGCCCGAAGGAACCGGAGAGGTCGGCCACAAGCGCTCAGCAATTGCCTCTGCCGTCAACTACGCCAACCAGATGCTGGACACGCTAGCGGTCAACGTCCGTGAATTTTCGTACCTGATTACAGACAAGCCCAACATTAATGACCCCTCCACCTGGGATTGGAGTCCTGCAGTGCAAGCCGCTGTAAACGTTGGGCGTAAGGTGGTTTATGGCCCCGGCACATTTACCCAAAAGTCGACAATCAACTACACCAGCGCAAACTCGTTTGCAGGCGAGAGCCTACTAACAACCGTTGTTAAATACCTGGGGCCTGCTGGAACTTGGGCGTTTAATCACTCCTTCACTGGTGACGGCTCAGACCAGTGGCCTGGTCGCGTGTCGTTCTCCGACATGACCATTCAAGGGGACGGAACCGGAAACTTGGGGGCTGGCGCTACCGTCAACGGTATCCGCGCAGCAGATGATACTGCCACTTTGGTGAATATCCCTTGGTACTCGCTACAACGAGTCAAGCTAGACAAGATAAAGACAGGCATTCAGTTGGAAGGTTACGGCCATCTGCTGACTGACTGCTGGGCCGAAAAGTGCCTGACCGGATATGACTTTACGCACCCGGAGCAGGTGCAGGTGATTGGCTGCTGGGCGAACTGGTGCGACGTGGGACTGGACATCAACCAGCGGAAGCTGAAGTCCGGTCATCACATGATCATCAAGGGTGGCTCGTTCCAGCGCGGCCGTATCGGCATTCGTGCGCAGAACTTCTATGAACTGGATATCGACACTTATTTCGAGCTGAACACGCAGTCCGATATTGAGTGCGGACGGTCCACCGACACGAACTACACCTACAGCGTCAAGGATCTAAAGGTTCGATGCCACTCGGCGTCCGGTCCGGCGCTCGCCAACCTGGCACTGTACGCGGTAGACGGTGCCAGCATCGAGTATTACGGCTTCGGCGGCGTGGTTAGCGCTATCCCGCATGTCCTGTGCAACGGTTACTCGAAGTACATCGACGTGCAGTACAACCCGGGCGGCATTACCAGTACTGCGCCGTGGTCGTTTGCTGGGAACAGCGTACTGAGTTGTGTCGCTAGGAAGATAGGCGGGACGCAGGAAGCGCAATATCCGACGATGGGGACAGGCTTCACCAGTCCAGCTGGCGAGCCTGCGCATTATCGCAAGCTCAGCCGGGATAGGGTTTCTATCGGTGGGTCTTTTTCTGTGACAACAGGGTTCTCTAACCCAATATTTACCTTGCCGCTGGGTTATCGCCCGAACACGAAGCGAACTTTCACAGTGGCTTGGTATGACAACTCAGGAGCGGCTTGGAGCACTGCCGTAGCTGTTATCGAGGTCAGGACGAATGGCGATGTTTGGTGGCTGAACGGATCTGGCAGCAACCGGACTGTGTACTTTGGCCAGATGGAATTCAACATTAACGACGGCGCTTTCTAGTCCGGATAGCTGGAGTTCGCCTATAGCCCGCCACTGAGCGGGTTTTTTTTGCCCGGAGAAAAGCATGACCGTCACTGAAGAAGACCGCGACATCCTCGCTCGCACGCTGTGGGGTGGTTTATGAGAGTTCTGCCGGTTCCGGCCGGCGTGAGCCTTGATTCACTGGAGTGGCGTCGATGCCATGCCTCCGATGATTACGAAGTCAGCGAGTATGGTCACGTCCGACGGCGCACACCTGGCCGCAGAACGTATCCGGGCAAGATCCTTTCCTTCTGCTGGCACAAAGCTGGATACCCGCGCTTCAAGCTCACGATAAATTGCCAGCACCAATATTTCGAGGCTCATCGCCTGGTTGCGATGGCGTTTCTCGGTGGGCCGATCGGCAGCCGTACGGAAGTCGCTCATGGCGATGGAATTCCGAGCAATAACCACTACAGCAACCTCTCATGGAAAACCCACCTCGAGAACGAGGACGACAAATTCGCCCACGACACTCGGCCAGTCGGGGCGCGCAATGGCGCCGCGAAGTTGGATGACGTGGCGGTTCTAAGCATCAGAGCCAAGCGCGCTACTGGCTCAACCCTTTCTGTAATAGGCAAAGAATTCGGCATCGCCTTTCAGACCGTTTCGAAAATCGTTAATAGAAAGTCTTG